TCTGTTTGTTTAGCAATACGCCCACCAATAACCAAAGAAAGTAATTGATTTAATGATTTCAGTTGTTCCTGATCTTTCATTGCTTAACCTCCTGTTTTTCTGTAAGTTGTAAAATTTTATTTTGTAGTTCTAAAATAGTTCTATTTTCTGATTCAGAATTTATTCTTGCAGTTGCTTGGACTTTTTTAAATTCATCTAAAATTTTACTTTTACTTTCTTTAAGTCTTTCGATTTCGGCTTTTAAATCTTTGAACTTTTCACATATTTCGTAAACATTTTCTTTGTCTATAGTTTTTATAAATTCTTGCTGTTCATAAATTTTATTTCTACATTTATTTAATTCCATCACATTCTGTCTAAGCAATTTATCAAAATTTTGCTGAATTGCTTCTTTACTTTGTTTTATAGCTTCTTTACTTTGTTTTTTATATTCTGCTTGTCTTTTTTTAAATTCTTGTTTACGTTCTGATACTAATTTTTTAATTTCTTTATCTCTTTTTTTTTATGTTATCTCTAAGACGTTTTTTAAGTGTTTGATTTTCTTCTTTTGTATATTGTGCCAATAGTTGATAATGTCTTATATCTTTTTCTTTCACGACTCTGTGATACCATTTTGTCGCAACATCTGTTTGATCGTCTTTTTCTAATGAAGCAAACATACAATCAGTTACGTTGATTAATTGATTTGATTCTTTGAAATTATGAACCCACTTGCCAAGAAAATATTTAAACTTCTTAACTTGTAATTTTGTAAGTTCATCAGTAACCATTTCCAGATTACTTTGCCATTCTTCATATTGTTCGACCCCGTGATCGGGTTCGCGTAGCTTCTTTTCTAAGAACTTAATTCGCATCTTCAAATCAAGTTCCTGATCTTTGTAATCGTATTTTTTACTCATAGGTCTGGACTCTCCTGAAACTTAACGTATTCTTCATCAGGTACAACTTGCATTTTCCATTTACCAGTAGTTACAAAATTACTGCAAGAACTCCAAGTTGGGTCTTCTTTTTCATATTCATAATCAGAAAGTTGATACTGTTTTTCTTCTTCAATGCAACCTGACGCTTTTTTAGTTTTTGTACCTTCTGAATTGCTCATAAAAGTATAAGGCCAAACAACATTGTCAATAGATCGTCCAATTTCTTGCAACCTTTCGCGAACTGAATATTCGCTGTTCGCATAAAATTCAACTGTAAATTTTCTCATCGCAACACCTCGCAAGCCGCTTGAACACCCGCCGCACAATCGTTGCGTGTCATATCGGTCAACGCCCCATCGAATCCCAAGTAAAAGATTCCTGTCGCGCACATAACCATAAAGAAATTTGTCATTGGTTTAGTTTGTTTGATAACAATTTAATTATAATAAAATTAAAATGTAATGTCAACCCTATAATTCATGTTATATATTAAGGGCATGGCTAAAAAGGCAACTAATATCGAAATTGATAGACGTATACATAAAATATACGATTTGCTTTTGCTCGGAAATTCAAAAACGCAGATCGCTCGATACTGCGCGGAGAATTATTCAGTTAGCTTACGTCAAACAGAAGAATATTTGTCTCGCGCTCGCATACTACAGGAACAAGATGCACAGCTAGAGCGTCCGCAATGGCTTGTAGGGGCGATCGCCAGACTTGCAGATTATGAACGCCGCGTATCAATGTAAAATCAATTACAGACCTCTATCCGTGCCGTAGAAATGCAAGCAAAATTATTGCGCTTCGATATGTCAGCATGAGCCTTATTTCTGATGTCTGCGAAAAACAACCCCTCCTTGACTTTTTAAGTCCTCCTGATGAAAAAGATACAGAGATAATATTAGAGCGTGTGTTATCTGATCTTCACGCGGGGCAACTATCGTTTGTAAATGACACAGAAACAGAAATATTGGGTTTATGCGCGGGCTATGGGTCAGGTAAAACGCGATCTTTACTGGCAAAGTGTTTACACCTGTCATTGTTAAATCAAGGCTTCACAGGCATTGTTTTAGAGCCTACGCAACCGCTTGTTCGTGATCTCTTTGTAACAGAATTTGAGGAATTTTTGTTGAATTACGAGATTCCTTACACATTCAGAAGTTCGCCGTTGCCTGATTTTGTTTTGCATTTACCGAAAGGAGATACGCGGATTATGTGTCGTTCTTTTGAATCTTGGCAAAGAATAATCGGAATCAACGCGGCTTTTATATTGGCAGATGAAATTGATACAGTTGCAAAGCCAATTTGTGATCGCGCCTTTCCGAAAATCCTTGGACGTCTTCGCGCAGGGAATGTTCGCCAGTTCGCGGCGGCGTCCACACCTGAAGGTTACAAATGGTTCTGGCAAACTTTTGCAAGTGATGAAAAAAAAAAAAAAAATGACAGAAAGTTAATAAGAATGAAAACAACAGATAATCCACATTTGCCCGCAGATTTTATTGATAGAATGAAAATGAACTACGACCCTAATCTTCTCAAGGCGTACCTTGAAGGGCAGTTCATATCTTTAACAACTGGCGCTGTTTTTGACCGCTTCGATAGAGAAAAACATATAACAAAAGACATTCCAAACTATTCAGACGAAATTATAAGACTTGGAATCGACTTTAATATTGGAAAAATGTCTTGCGTTTGCGCCGTGATTAGAGATAACAAACTTTATATTTTTGACGAGATACGCGCACATGACACCGACCAACTGGCAAAAGAAATCAAATCAAGGTTTGTTCACAACAGACTTTACGGCTATCCAGATTCTTCAGGCGGAGCAAGATCGACAAACGCTACTAAAACCGACATCCAAATACTTGAAAGTTATGGAATATCCAATCAATCGGGGGCGTCTAATCCATCCATTAAAGACAGCGTTAATAATGTTCAGCGCCTTTTATGCAATGGTAAAGAAGAAATTAGTCTTTTTGTTCATCCGCGTTGTAAAAATGTCATCGAATCTTTGGAACTTCAATCTTATACAGAATCAGGCGAACCAGAAAAAACAGGATTAGATCACTTTTCAGATTGTGTTCGATACCTTTGTTGGCGTTGCTTCAATCCCTTACATTTGGGGGCAGGGCGCAAAACAGGGATTAGAATATATTAAAAAGTGTATTACTATTAAATTAAGCTAGGGATTAAGCCGTGTATTCTTCTTTCAACCATTACGACAGGACAAGATCAAGCAAAGCTGTTGAGGTTCAAGACCCTAGCAATGCGTATGTAAATATGGAGCCGAACTGGATATTGATTGAAGATTTGATAACAGGAACTTATGGCATAAGAAAAAGACATCGAAAATACCTCCCCCAGATGCCTCGGGAGCAAGATGAGAGTTACGACAATCGTCTGGCTACAAGCGTTCTTGCGCCTTTGTACGTCAGAATTGAAAGATTGCTTGCGGGTATGCTTACGCGCAAACCTGTTCGATTAAATGAGGTATCAGAACGAGTTACCGAAGATTTGTTCGATATTGACCTTCAGGGTAACGATCTCACAAGTTGGACATATGAGACAGCAAAAATAATGCTTCGTTACGGTCATGTCGGCGTTCTGGTTGATGCACCGACAGGCGGAACTGGTCGGCCTTATTGGATTACATACAGCCCGCGTGAGATTCTCGGTTGGCGGACAGAACTTGTTGACGGGCAACAAAAACTTACACAATTAAGACTTTTGGAACGGGTCACAGAAGAAGATGGCGATTATGGACAGAAAGAAGTTGAACAGGTTCGATTATTAACGCCGGGTGCTTTTGAGGTACACAGAAAAGGCAGGCAGGGAAAATATGTCAAAGTTGATGAAGGTACAACGTCTTTGGATTACATTCCATTTGCGATTGCATATTCAAACAAAGTTGCTTTCTTAGAATCACGCCCACCGATGCAAGATATTGCAGAATTAAATTTATTGCATTATCAAAAGAGTTCAGACTTTGATAATCAATTAAGAATATCTTCTGTTCCCTTACTTTGTTTATTTGGATTTCCGCAGGCGTCAGAAGAAGTAAGCGCAGGGCCGGGCGAAGCGATTGCGTTTCCAGAAGGCGCAAGGGCGGAGTTTGTAGAGATTAAAGGGCAATCGTTTCAGTATCAACGCGACAGAATAAAAAATATAGAAGATCAAATAAATACTTTGGCACTTGCCGCAATCCTTGGACAAAAACTTGTTGCAGAAACAGCCGCATCGCAAGAAATACAAAGAAGCCAAGGCGATTCGACTTTGATGATCGTTGCGCAACAGCTTCAGGATATGATCGACAATTGTTTGGTATTTCATGCAAATTATTTAAATATTGCAGAAATTGGAAATGCTTTTGT